GTTTTCCTCCCTCCCCGGTGATTTTTGGCCCCCCTATCGTTGGAAAATGGCGGAAACGCGGCGAAAATGGGACGGTATGCGGTGCATGATCGGACAAGGATCCGGGAATTGCATCGCACCGGCGTGAGGCCGGCCGACATCGCACGAATGATGGGGTGCTCGCGCTCGTCTGTGTATCGGGCGCTCGACGCCGATGCGGCGCTGAGGTATGAGCGCTCACCGAAGTACGCGGAGGCGATCGAGCGGGTCCGTCGCCTCGTCTATGCGTATCCGCTGATGAGCGGTCCGGCGCTCGCGCTCCAGGCGGCCTGGCCGGGGTCGCTGCGTCAGCTGCAAGCCGTCGTCCATCCGATGCGGTGGCCAGCCCAGCAGGCTGCTGAGGGCATCTTGGTGCGGCCGTCCAACATTCCCAGGGAGTAGGAGCACATGCGTATACCTGAAACACTCGCGTCAATGGTGGTCCCCGTCTCGAAGCTGCGCCCGTACCAGGGGAATCCTCGGCGTGGGAACATCGAGGCCATCAAGGAGTCCCTCGAAACGAACGGCCAGTACCGTCCCCTTGTCGCCAATCGGCGCACGGGGGAGGTTCTCGCGGGAAATCACACATTGCAGGCCGCGAAGGCGCTGGGGTGGCCCGAGATTGCGGTCACCTGGGTGGATGTAGATGAGGAGCAGGCGGCGCGCATCGTCCTGGTGGACAATAGGACGAACGACCTCGCTGGATACGACGAGGCGGCGCTCGCGGACTTGCTGAGTGGCCTGCCTGATCTGGCGGGCACGGGCTACGATCAGGCGGCGCTCGCGGACTTGCTGGTCGATGAGCTGCCGTCGTTCACGGATCAGGATGAGCCGGGGAAACTGCCTGAGCGTGATCCAATCAGTCGGGTCGGCGATGTGTGGGACCTGGGGGAGTCTATGCTCCTGGTAGGGGATGCGACAGACACAGTGAGTGTTGCCGATATGCTCGATGGGGAGCGGGCAGACTGCGTGTGGACGGATCCCCCTTACGGGGTGAACTATGTGGGGAAGACCAAGGACGCGTTAACGATCAAGAATGACTCGACCGCCGATCTGCCGGGCTTACTCCTGGGAGCGTTCCAGACGGTCATCGAGTGTTCCCGCCCTGGCGCGCCGGTGTACGTCGCGTATGCAGCGAACGAGAACATCGTGTTCCACACGGCAATGGAGGCAGCTGGATTGCTGGTGCGTCAGCATCTAGTTTGGGTCAAGCCAGCAATGGTGCTGGGCCGAGCGGATTACCAGTACCGGCATGAGCCGATCTGGCAGGCTCAAACCCCCGGTGAGCCTGATGAAGGGACCCCAGCGGGTCATGAAGGGGTAGCGTATGGATTTACCCCTGGTGGGCAGGGTCGTTTGGGGCGTGGAGGCCCAAACTGGTTTGGGGACAATCGGGCGACTACGGTGTTCGAGGTGGCGAAGCCGTCGGCGAACCGGGATCACCCGACGATGAAGCCGGTCGAGTTGATCGACCGGATGCTCGCGAATAGTCTCCGCCCGGGGGGCCTTGTCCTTGACGTCTTCGGAGGGTCCGGATCGACGTTGATCGCTGCATATCACCGGAGGTCTAGGGCAGCGCTCGTGGAACTCGATCCGTGGTACGCGGACGCGATCTGTCGCCGATTCCAGGAGCACACAGGCATCATGCCTGTGCGCCGAGCAGATAGCGTACCTGTCGATTTTTGCCGAGAGGAGTAGCAGTGAATGATCTGAGCTCCCAGGTGCGAGCGCTGCGCCTCGCGGGCCTGTCATTCGCTGATATAGCCGTTCAGCTGGGACTACCGGATGCGGATGCGGCGGCGGCCGCGTATCCGTCCTTGCAGGACCCTCAAGGGGGGAGTGAGGCTGATCGCCTGCGCCTGGAGATCGCCCGCATAGATCGATTGCACACGGCTTTGTGGCCGAAGGGTACCAAGGGGGACCTGGGTGCGGTTGATCGCTTGCTGCGCATCTCCGAGCGACGCACGGCGTTGTGGGATCGACTCGACAACATCACACAAAACGCATCAAGCGGGAACATCACGCCGTTGAGGGCCGTCACGGTAGGGGTAGGGAGGTGGGAGGATGGAACAGGATAACGCCGATGCGCAGGAGTTTGTCCCTCCTGCTCGCCTGACCTCCGGAGCGGCCGAAGCCTGGACTGAGATTACCGCCGCTCATGGTCGTCGGGCATCCCGCATCATCGGACCGGAGCTAGAGATCTACTGCGAAGCGATCGCCGCTGCACGCGAGGCTCGCGCCCGCGTCGCGGCTGAGGGCATGATCGTCGCGGATCCTCGCGGACTACCGATCCAACATCCGGCGCTCGCGGCCGCGCTCGCTGCGGAGAAGACCATCGAGCGCCTCGCGCCGCGCTTCCAGGTGCGCGTCGACAGGGGCGAACGGGGATACATGGTCCGGAAGACGCGCGACGCGGTGCGCGGCGCGGGCCTGGATGACAAGCCGGAGTACTCCGGGATGATCGCCGCAGCCATCACCCTCGCCGTCGTCATCGACCACGCGCAGGAGGAGGGCCACGACGCTCTGCGGCGCGCAGCGTTCGGCCCCATCCCCTCCTACATCAAGGCGATGAAGGACCTCGGGCTCGCGCCGCGCCTCGGTGTCGTCGAAGAACCCGACGCCCAGGACGCAGGAGCCGCGACCCCGGTGACGACCATCAGCGACTGGATGCAGCGGGAGGCGTAGAGCCATGCCCGACGTCCAGTACGGCCGCACGCAGCCCCGCATCTGGACCAAACCGCTGCGGGACCTCACCCCGCAGACGTCTAGGGGCTACGAGGTCATACGCTTCGCCGAGGAGGTCCTCGGCATCGACTTGTACCCGTGGCAAAAATGGCTGCTCGTCCACGGCCTCGAACTCCTGCCCGACGATACGTACCGCTTCCGGCAGCTCTTCATCCTCGTGGCCCGCCAGAACGGCAAGACCCTGCTGGCATCGGCGCTCGCGGCCTGGTGGCTGTTCGTGGAGTCGCGTCGCCGCCCGGACAAGGTCCCTCCGGTGCGGTTCAAAATCGTGGGGACCGCGCAGAACCTCGACATCGCCCGCGAACCGTGGGCGGCTGTCAAGGGGTGGTGCGACCCCGATCCGGAGACGCCGGAGGAAGCGGACCTCATCATTAAGATGCTGCAGCAGGAGACCGCGAAGGTCCGCGACACCAACGGTGACAACCGGATCATCGCCAGGAACCGCGCCCACTACGAGATCCGCGCGGTCTCCTCCGCGCGTGGGAAGCCCGCAGCCCGGGTCCTCATGGACGAGCTCCGAGAGCAGAAGAAATGGGCGGCCTGGAACTCCGTCGCGCCGACGAACAGGTCGTTCTGGTCCGGACAGCTCTGGGGGTTCTCAAACGCCGGTGATTCAAAGTCGGTGGTACTCCTCGCACAGAGGCAGCGCGGACTGGAACTCATCGAGCAGTGGGACGCGCTCGTCGAGCGGGGCGGGATGTCGCCCGAGGAATACGCGGCCGATCCTGATCGGGATATCACGCGCGCGCTCTTCGAGTGGTCAGCTGATGACGGCTGCGCTCTTGATGACGTCGGGGGCATCCTGCAGGCCAACCCGTCGATCGGGTACTCCAACATCACGGTCGCCCAGTGCCTATCTGAGGCCCAGTCCTCGGACACCAACGAGGCCGGGTACCGCACGGAGGTCCTGTGCCAGTGGGTACAGGAGATGGCGAAGACCTACATCGAGCCCAAGACGTTCAAGCGGACGTCGGTTCCGGTGGAGGACGTCGAACAGTTGATCCCTCGCAGCACCCGGACCGTGTGGGGCGTCGATACCTCCCAGTCCCGGGAGATGACCTACGTCGCCGCAGCCCTGCGCCTGTCGGACGGGCGCCCGTTCGTCACGGTGTGGGCGCAGCGCGCGGGCATGCTCTGGCTGCCCGACTACATGCAGGACCTCGCCGAGGAATCGGGCATGCGGGAGGTAGCCGTGCAGTCGAAGGGCTGCCCAGCGATGGAATTCGTGGCCCCCCTCGAGAAAGCCGGTCTCCAGGTCCACAAGATCGACGGCTCCATCATCGGGATCGCTACCGGCAGGTTCAAGGACCGCGTGCGCGACGGGCAGCTGGTCACCACCGACCAGGACTCGCTTCGTCTAGCGATCGAGGGCGGGATGACCGCGAAGTACGCGGAGAACGACGCCTGGTCCAGGAACCGGTCGACGACCGACGTTGCTCCCGCGATCGCCGCGACCCTCGCCCTGTATGGCCTCGAAGTACTCGAGCCCGCGCCGCGCGAAACCGTGGCCCCGCCACCGGCAGCAGCAGTACTTGCGCGCGGTATCGAGGATCCCCTCGGTGGAGCCGACATCTCGACCATGCGCTTCTAGAAGAGAGGGGGTGGTTCCCCAGTGACCCGTGAGATGGGGTACCAAGTCAACACGCTCGCGTCGTGGAGCGCGCTCGCGGCCGCGACCACGGAATCGAATCCGGATCTCGTGTGGCCTAAATCGGTGCCGGTGTACGACCAGATGCGTAAAGAGGAATCCCAGGTGTCCTCGGTTCTGCGGGCTGTGGCCTTGCCGGTGCGGTCGGCGTCGTGGGCGCTGGATCCGACGGGGTGCCGCCCCGAGGTCGTCGAGCATGTCTCGGCAGACTTGAACATCCCCGTGCGGGGCCAGGCGCGGCCTGTGCCGTTGCGCACGAGGGGCCGGTTCTCGTGGGCTGACCACTTGCGCCTGGCGCTCCTCGAACTGGTGTTTGGGCATTCGTTCTTCGAGCAGGTGTACCGGATCGACGACGCCGGGCTCGCGCATCTGGTGAAACTGGCATGGCGGCCGCCGCGGACGATCTCGAAGATCGACGTTGCCTCCGACGGTGGATTGGTTGCGATCGAGCAGTACTCGATGGCGCGCCCTGTGCGCANNNNCTATGTCAACGAGCGTGAGGGCGGGGACTGGGTGGGCCAGTCTCTCCTGCGGTCCGCGTATAAGAACTGGGTTCTCAAGGACCGGCTGCTGCGCATTCAGGCGCTTGTCGCCGAGCGCAACGGCCTGGGAGTGCCCGTGTACACGGGCGCGAAGCCCCCGGAGAACGCCACCGCGGACGAGGTGCAGCAGTGGATGGCTGCCGAGAAGGAGGCCGGTCTTCAGGTCGCGAAGTCGTTCCGCGCGGGCGAATCGGCCGGCGCATCGATTCCTGCGACGTCCGACCTTACTCTGAAGGGTGTGACCGGAGATCTCCCGGACCTCAACGCGCCGATCCGCTACCAGGACGAGCAGATCGCGAGATCTGTCCTCGCGCACTTCCTGAACCTGGGGACCGAGACGGGTTCCTGGGCACTCGGCTCAACGTTCGCGGATTTCTTCACACAATCCCTGAACGCCGTGTCGCAGCAGGTGTGCGACGTGACCCAGCAGCACGTCGTCGAGGATCTCGTCGACGTCAACTGGGGTGGTCGAGAGCCCGCGCCCCGACTGGTCGTCGAGACGATCGGCAAGGAGCATCCGGCGACCGCCGAAGCGATCAAGCAACTCGTGGACGGCGGGATCATCACACCGGGCGAGGCTCTCGACTCCCACATGCGTACCCTGTACGGCCTCCCCATCGAAACAGCCCCAGCAAAGGAACCTCAGAATGCAAATGCATGAGCCGCAGGCGCGCCCTTGGGGGCGCATCGAGATCCCCTATTCCGCGAGAACCGAAGCCGGGGATGAGCCCACATGCGCTGACGTGTACATCTACGGCGAGATAGGCGCCTGGGGCGACGTCGACGCCAAGGAATTCGCAGACCGCATCTCCGCCCTGGACGTGGACCGACTTAACGTGTACATCAACAGCGTCGGCGGTGCCGCGTGGGACGGCCTGGCCATCATGAACGCGCTACGGCGCCACAAGGCTACCGTGTACGCGACCGTCGACGCGCTCGCGGCCTCAGCGGCGTCGGTGATCACGATGGGCGCCGACCACATCACCATGAATCGCGGTAGCGAGATGATGATCCACGACGCCTCTGGGATCTGCGTCGGCAACGCCGCCGACATGCGGGAGATCGCGGACGTTCTCGACAAACTCTGTGACTCCTACGCCGACGCCTACGCGGCGCGTGCGGGCGGCAACCGCGAGCACTGGCGTGGCGTCATGCGAGCCGAGACCTGGTACACGGCCGAGGAGGCCGTCCTCGCTGGCCTCGCTGACGAATGGGCGGACGCTCCCGCCGCCGCCGCATCAGCCACAGCATTCGACCTGAGCGGATTCCGCTACCAGGGCCGGGCGCACGCGCCGGCCCCCACCACGCTTCCGGCATCCGAGCCGGGGGAAACACCAACCCGAAAGGAGACAGGCATGGACAACAACACGCCTGGCCTCGTGGAGGAAATCTGCCAGCGGCTCGGCCTCACCGACGCCGCCGACGACTCCGCGATTCTCGCCGCTCTCGATGAGCGCCTCACGGCGCCTACCGAGGCGGCCGCCACCATCCCC